TGAAACACGCATCTTGATGCTGACCCACGTTAAAGAGTTGATTGAGCAGAATGCCGAGAAGATGCGCCAGCACTGGCCGGACGCCCCGTTGGGCATCTACAGCGCTGGCATGGGCGTCAAAAAAATGGATCAAATCACGTTTGCCAGTATCCAGTCGGTGCGTTACTTGGCCGACCAGATTGGCTACATTGATATCGTTTTGATTGACGAGTGCCATACCGTATCGCACAAGCAAGAAGGCGGCTACCGTTGGCTCCTGAGCGATCTTAAAAAGATCAATCCATATCTGCGCGTGATAGGGCTAACCGCGACGCCTTATCGCTTGGGCCATGGGCTGATCATTGAGGAGCCAGCCCTGTTCTCGGCGCTGATCGAGCCGGTCACGATTGAAGAATTGGTGTTCAAGAAGCACCTTGCACCGCTGCGCTCAAAAGTAACCCAGTTCAAACTGGACGTTAAAGGCGTCGGCAAGAGCGGCGGGGAATACATCGAAAGCCAGTTGCAGAAAGCGGTTAACAGCAAGAGTCAAAACCTGCGCGTGGTGCGCGAGGTCATTGCCTGGGCCGAGGATCGCAAGGCGTGGTTATTTTTCTGCGCCGGGGTTGACCATGCTATCGCCATCCGTGACGTATTGCGCGACGAGGGTATTGCCGCCGAATGTATTCTTGGGGAGACACCCAAGCAGGAGCGCGAGCAGATCATTGCCGACTACAAATCAGGCAAGATTAAGGCGCTAACAAATGCCAACGTCCTGACCACTGGGTTTGACTATCCGAACATTGACCTGATTGCGATGCTGCGCCCAACCATGTCACCGGGCTTGTACGTACAAATGGCGGGTCGAGGAATGCGCCCCAAGGAGCATACCGATCACTGCATGGTGCTGGACTTTGCTGGCGTGGTTGAGGCGCATGGGCCGATCACTGCGGTGCAACCGCCCAAGAAGCCCGGTGAAGGCACCGGAGAAGCCCCAAGCAAACCGTGCCCAGAGTGCAACGAGATTTGCCACCTGTCAGTGCGCGAATGCCCTTCTTGCGGGTTTCAGTTTCCGGCGCCTGCGCAAAAGAAATTAGAACTGCGCGACATTGACATCATGGGCGAGAAGGGCAAGGAGATGGCCGTCACTGGCTGGACTTGGCGACGGCACATTGGGCACAACAGCGGCAAGCTGATGATCTCCACAACGTACTACGGCGCACTGTCTGACCAGCCGGTGACTGAATATTTCCCGGTGCTGCACGAGGGCTATGCCGGAGAAAAAGCCATCGGCCAGATATACAAGATCGCTCAACAAAATCACGTTAGCCTGGCTAAAGTGACTGATCTTGACCCAGAGAACGGGCTGGACTACATCGTGATCCAGATGAACTTAGGGAAACCCCCAACTAGCATTGAGATCAAGCGCGACGGAAAATTTAACCGAGTGATCAAAAGGATGTGGCGATGACTGAAAATGAAAAATTAATGATTGCTTACGCAGAAGCAGTTTATTTAAATGAACTATATGCCGCAGCAGATAAATATGATAAACAAAACAAAAATTACGACAAAGAAAGTGAAAATGATTATGAAGATGAAAATGATTATGTAGGAATGGGTTGGATTGGAAGGAATGGAAAACCATGACCGAACACGAGGAGCAACGCAACTTTGTGAAGTGGTTTCGTCAGACTTACACCGGCGTGCGTATCTTCGCCATCCCCAACGGCGGCGCTAGATCGGCGTCTGTGGCGATGCGGTTGAAGGTTGAGGGTGTGAGTGCTGGCGTGCCTGATCTCTTTATACCGGCGACGCTAACGTGGATTGAGATGAAACGTAAGACAGGAGGGGTGTTATCGAAAGAACAAAAAGACTGGATTGAATACTTGAAAGGATGTGGGCACAAAGTCATTGTTGCCAAAGGGTGCGATGACGCAATCAAACAACTTGAAGGATTGCCATGTTAAGAAAAAGAGATGAGGTTCCCTCCTGTTTTGACAGTCGGGAGCAGTTCAAACTATGGGTTGCTGCGGCCAGATCGCAGCACCCAACGCCGGGGCATGAGTGGTGCGAGGACTGCACCAAGTCATACCAAGACAAGATGATTTGGGAAGGTCGCTGCGCTTACCCCGGCACCATTTTTATCAAAATGTCTGATGGTGCAGTTGAAGGGCGCAGGCCATTTTCCATCGTTAAAAAACTACGTCAGGAGGCGATGAGTGAAACTCAAAACCCTTGAGTACATTGCACAGTATGGCGAGGCAACGTATCCAATGCTGCGTAGCAATTGCGGCGCCCATGAAAATGAAGTACGCAAATTGTTTTTGAACGGCACTTTGGTGCGCCGCCAGGTCACCCCAGAACCCAACAGTAGTCGGATTGTGTGGGCTTACCGTCTACCAGATCAGCCGGAGGACTTGCCTACTTACCCCAAGTTGGAGCGCGATCCAATCTCCAACCGGCCAGTCAAGAAAGCCAGAGTTCGCACGAAAAAAGAACGGGTTGAACCCGATTATTCAATCATTTTGAGGACACTAGGATGCTAACGATTCCATATCATTCCCGCGCTATCCCAGCCATCAAGTTGGGCGATCCACGATTTGTCTATGTGCCTGCTGCATCCACGGATGTGACGCGGATTTGGCGTAAGTATGGGTGGGTGCCTAAATATGAAGTACGGAATCCTTGACGACGAGGGCCAGGTTGTGCGGTGGGTCTGGGAAAAGCCTGATTACCCGCACATTGCCGTAAAAATTAAGCGGCAGCGTAAACCTAAGTTTGATCCGGCTCAGTATCCGGACGCATTGTTTTGAGAGGGAAACATGAATTATTCAGTTGAAGAACTACCCCCACCCCTAACCAAAGGCCAAGCATGGCAAAAGTGGTGGTATGAAACGCGAGGCAAGCACATGGTCGCGGGCGGCGCTCACCCTATGGAGTGGGCCATGTACGATGCCTTTAACTCAGGATGGGACGCAGCTAAAAAAAATAGCGAGAAGGACTAATGCGCTGCGCTAAATGCTCGGGCAAGACTAAAATTGTTGACACCCGAAAGTGGCATGACCACCAACTTGGGTTCTATTGGACTGAGCGTAAGCACGTTTGCCGAACGTGCGATAACGTGTTTGTCACCATTGAACTGTTAAAAACCCTCTGGGATCAATACTTGGAAGCCAACACATGACTGACTTTAATACCTGGCGTCACGAAAATTTGGTGCAATTTGCCACCGAAGCAATGCAACGCATGAAGTTTTTGCAAGATGAAGTCGAGGCACTAAACGCCGATATCAAAGCGGCAATCGCAGCGTATCGAGAGCTTAATAAGACGATACATCAATGAGTTGCCCTCGGAAGTCCAGCGTATCTTCGCTGTGCTTCCGAACCACCTCAGGCCACAATAGCTCGCCATCTTTCATGGTGAGAACGGCAAAGCCAGAACGCCAATTCGTTGGCGCATCTTCCAAATAATCTACAAACTGAGGGCCATTCGTGTCGGCTAGACAGCCGGTGTCGACCCCCCAACGGGTTCCACGGTAATCATCATAGGGCGTTATTTTTAACGAATGTAGATGCCCAGTGACACATGAAATTCCCGAATTGACCGTATTGTTGTGCGTAGCGTGAACGCCACTTTTAAGTCGGTGCTTGATTACCACCGACTCTCCAATCCAGCAAGACCAGCAGGGGTGCCAGGCGGGGAAATGATCTTTAAGGGTAAACCCGGCGATACCTTCAAACTCGGGCGCGACTTGGGATAGCCTAGATTCCAAACGGCTATCGTGATTGCCCAAAGGCCAGATTAGCTGCACCGGGTAATACGCTTCTTTGGCCGCTTCTTCAATCTCTTTTAAAGCCTCTTGGCAAGCGTTTAACTCATCTTTGACGCTTGGGGTATGCTGCCATGAAATGCGAGCGTGGCGACTGATTGAAGCCCCGTCAAAGGCATCGCCGTTGCATATCACTGCGACTGGCTTAAATTCATGTATTGCCCAGAGCAAACCCTTAAACGCCGTGGTTCTCATGCCAGGCCAGAAGTGGGCATCCGAAAACACCAGCACAACCCCGTCATGCACGCCAAGCTGGTGCCGAGTCTTGTTGTGCTGGATTGCTTGGTAAGCACCTCTGCCGGTCAGTTTTACACCGTGTTTTGCTTCAAGCCTGCGGCGTCTACTAGCAACATTTCGCACCGTGACGCCGATTATTTCGGCGATTTTGGTAGCGCTTTTATGCTTGTCCCACAATTCAATGAATTGTGCATCGGTGGTTTTTGCTGCGGTCATTGCGGCAATATCGGTATAAACTCGCCGCACCAATGCCCATCATCTGTCGGGGGCCAATGAGGGTTGTTATCCTCAAAGATGGGGCTGCGTCGGCGACATTCTCCCATCCACTCGTTTGGGGGTTTGCCGCCAAGGTTGATCCAGTAAAGGCAATCTTTACAAGTGGGTCGATCACTCATGGCGCGAACCCTAAATGCTAATTGTTACACTTGTCTTTCAAAGTGCGGGCAATCTACAAAGTTTTTGAAGTTGCCGCCCCAACGATTCTTGGGGTTAAGGCTTTCCCAGTATTGCCCAACTGGGATCAATGGTTCTCTCGTGCCAATCATTGCGCCGTCTTTGAAAAAGTTCAAATCCAAAGCGCAACGCTTCAGGTGCATTGAGTTGGAGGTTTTGCTTAGACCCTTTTGGATATAAATTGCCTGTTGCTCTGGCGTGCGAAACAACTCGCCGCCAGTAACAACAAAGCCCAACTCAAAACACTTGTTGATGAGTTTGGCAACGTCCTTTAAGAACTCTGCCTGCTCTGCAACAAGACTCACTTTGTCTCACTCAAGAACACCGCGCCAAAAGCGCAAGCAGCGGTGCCAAGCTGCACCAGCGCCTCGCCCGTGCCTGGCGGGATACCAACCAGCGGCGACACGATGTTAATCAGCAGGGCAATACCAGCCCACGAGCTAGGCTCTTTGAAGCGTTCAATAAGATATTTCACAGGAGAATCTCCAAGGTTCCGTGCAAGTCATCATCCGTTGCGGATGACACACTGACACTGATAATTGTCATGTCAAAGTAGGTTGGGATATCAAACTTTACATAATGGCCGACCGGCACGTTATACGCTTGCGCCATATACGGGGCTTCGACGCCAGGATTCTCGCCGGAAGTAACGACAAGATTGAATAGCGCATCTGGCTCACTGCAATCAACCACGCCGATCTTAGCATCCCACTCCCCCATGCCAGTTGGTGCATATGAAACAGAATTAAACCACTCATCATCTTCGCCTAGATAGAAACGATAAGTTGCCATTATTTGTCTGCCTTTGCGTGAAGTTGGTCAAAAATCTTGTTCAGCATATTTTTGATCTCTGCTAAATCTTCTTTGTAGTCACTTCGCATCACATACTTGGTCGGCATTTCCTGCCGAATCTCGTGGATCTCGTGGCTCATCTCGCGCAAAGTGTTCCACAGTTCTTTAGCCACCCAACCCATCACGGTCAGGACGGTGCCGAGGGTGATGTCGATGAGGAGTTGGGTGTCCATGATTATTCAATGTCGGGAGTGAATGCGCTAATTGTCCCAGAAGTTAGCCCAGATGGGCCAGCTTTCAAAACTTTAAGTAACTCTGATCTTTCCTTGGCAGGCAGCGTTTGAAGCAGTTGCACCCCATTTTTACCAGACTTAAATCCTTCAGTAAGAATATCCATCGTTTTCTTGCCAATCCGATCTTGAAGTTCATCTAGAACTTTATTAGTCGCAGTTACTTTAGCGCTAAAAAATGATGGAAATTTTAAATTAGGTTGATTTGCTTGCAACAGTTCGCGTAATGCGTCTTGACCAGCAGACACCTGCGATTTTACAGCTTCCCCTCGCTCAACCCTTCCAGCAACACCTTTTAACACGGCCATGCTGCGTTTAGACATTTCTTTAGCAATATCGTAGCTTCCAGGCCCAAAAATCTTTTCAACTTCTTCTGGTTTGTTACCCCTAACAAGTTCAACAAACTGCTTTGGATTGGATTCAAACAAATGCAACGCTTCCGCGCTAAGTTTCTTTTGATCAATGGCTTGTCGGCCAAGCGCGTAGGCTTCCAAATATGATCTGTAACCAGTTCCACCAGCCGCTTCAATCGCGTCAACAATTGCAGGCTTTACACTGCCCAAAACTTTTGCTGCAAGTTCTTTTTGGACTTTTGTATTGGCTTGCGGGTACAAATCACGAATGGCTGCATTTACAGAATTTTTGCGAATACTGTCAAGCGCAAGAGCATCAATAATGCCGTCATTATTTGTCCATTGTTTAATATCTTCGCCAACTCGTTTAAGAACAGTAGCTACATCTCTGTTACCAGCAAACTCTGGGTTTTTCAGACTTGCAGAAATTTTACTAATTACTGAATCTGGGTTCAATGGGGTTAAACCATGCGCTGCAAGACTGTCTGCAGCAGCTTGCTTAAACCTAGCCGCTTCGCCAAAATTCAAAGACCCGTTTGCAGCTTGAGCGGTTACTTCTTCAGCTTTACGAGCCAAATCGCCGCCAACGTAAGTTTGTTGTGCAGCCAATCTAGGCATAAATTGCGGGTTATAAAAATTAGCCGCAGCAGGATTTATTGGCGCACGTTCACCAGCAGCAGTAAACCGTCGAACATCTTCAACTTTTTGAGCCGCAGCTTTAGCAAAACGATCTGCTTCGCCTTGCA